CCGGCCGCCGTAGACGCGGTTCGCAAGCGCCCGCGGATTGCGGGCGAAGGGCGTGGCCGACGCGAGGGTCGGAAAGCGCTTGGGCCACACTTCCATGAGGCGCGGTGCGCTGTAGCTGAGATCTTCCTCCAGCCGCGTGAGGCCGCGGCTCTCGTGTGCCGTCTGCGGCAGGAAGTGCGCCAGCCGCAGCGGGGTGTCGATGCGCGTGCTGGTCAGCACATGGGCGCCGTCGCGCACCATGACGGCGACGACGTCGTCGCGGGCGTTCGGCGCAAGCGCCCTGATCTGGCTCTCGTGAATCACGTGGCCCCCGGCTCGAGTTCGGATGTCTCGGCGAGGCCTGATTGACAGAGCGTCCGGCCTCGGGATGATGGAGACGATCCCGAAAACGGTGCTGGAAGCGGCCCCGGACGCGCGTCCGGGGCACAGTCGTCGGCTCCCCTAAAAACCGGGCGCTGGAGCTGGCTGAAATGCTACTCTTGTTCGCGCCGACTCAAGGGTGCCTCGTGTGTGACTGCAATCGGGGGGTAAGGGCGTGGTCGACGCAAAGTGGCTTGACGCGATTAAGCTTCCGCTGCCGCATACGATAGCAATTGCTCTGGCATGTATTGCTCTCATCGGCGGCGATGCGATTGAGCTCTATGACCTCCGCGACGCGGGAGGGTTTGTCAGGCCTATCATCATCATTGTGGGTGTGCTCTTCACGTTTCTATCGATAGCGGGGGGCATCAACATTTTGATGGAACCGGTTAGGCAACGTCGACGGCAATCGCAATTGGCGATGCGGCGAGCGCTCCGAAAGAACGAGGAGGCGCAGGAGCGAGTTGCCGCACGCGCCAAAATCCTTGCCCGACTCGATCACCTTTCCGCGCAGGAGATAGCGATTGTCGCCAAAGCCCTGAACAGCGGCTCGCCCTCGATCTACACTTGGGTCCAAAATCCAGCGGTCGCGATGCTGATGGCAAAAGGCATGGTGTGGACACCCGGTGGGACACACCTTGGAGATCATTATCCTTTCTCATTCAATGATTTTGTTTGGGAGGAACTGCAGCGCCGCAAGGCCGAGTTCCTCAATAAGCACGAGGAACATGAACGTGCCGAAGAGGAGCGCAAGAAAGCCGAAAGCCGCCGTCGAGGATGGTGATTGAGACGTCCTAGAACAGCGATTGCTGGCCGTCGCCATCATCTCGCGTTCGAGCTCTGAAGCGCCGCGCTGAGCGGTTTGTGACGCCGGCCGCACGAGCGATCTCATTGGCTGACGCGCCGGCTGCCAACGCATCGGCCATCGCTCGCGCCCGGCGGCGGCGCTCGGCGAGATAGGAACCGGTGGGACCAAGCGGAACCGTCACCTTCAGACGCGCCCGCCCGCTGCAGAAATGATCGCTGATGAGGCGCGCCTTCTCCATGCCGACTGCCTGGACGAGCCAGTTGTCCGGCTTGAGACGCGCTACAATGAACACCTCCTGGCCGCCCTTCGCCTCGGCGATCGCGAGGGCGGCGCTGATGCCGGCGACCTCCGCGATCTCTGACAACAGCAAGGGAAGATCGGGCCAGCCGGGACGTGTCATGCCGCCTCCTGGTCGAACTTGCCCGCCTCGTTGCCCCACGCCGACCAGCCCGGCCGGCTCTGACGCGAAAACAGGTCGAGCTTGCCGATGGCCGGCACATGCGCGTCGACGAGGCGGTAGAACTCCTCGGGCTTGCGGGAGTGCTGGCGGGCGACACCCGCGAAATAGCTCGGAAACGGCCGGTGGGCCGGCGAGCCCATGACGCCGAGGAGGACCGGCTCGTGCATGGTGCGCACCCGGTAGCCGGTGCCCATGCGTGTCTTGCCGTTGCGCGTGACCTTGTGCCAGACGATCTCGGATACGAACCGAAAACCCCACGCCTGCATGACGCTGAGCGCCTGCGGTAACATGCATCCTGTCGCCCACAAGAGCAGCAGGCAGTCGCCGCGGGCGAGTTGACCGACCGGCAGGCGCTCGATCTCGTCGAGCGACATGACGCAATAATGCGGATCCGCACCCTTCTTCGTGCCGGCCTGTGACCAGTTCTCGAAGTCCCAGGGCGGATCGGCGACGATCACATCCATGGACAGGGGACGAAGCTCTCCGAACGGCCAGCTCATTTGCGCCCCCTGCGCCGGCGGATCAGACGACCGTATTCCGCGATGGTGGCGTCCAGTTGCTCGGCGGCGACATTGACGACAGGCAATTCGAGGTCGGCACAGCCGGCGAGGAGGCGCGCCTGGGCGCGCAGCACGCCGCGCTTGGCACCGATCACGTCCGAGCGATCCCCCGGCCAAGCAACGCGGGCCTCGCGGGCGAGCCACGCCTTGAGGGCTTCAATGGCCTTTGAAGCCTCCTTCGGATCCGTGAGAAAGCGGGTGTGCGTCACCCCCGTCTGCCGCTGGACGAAGGCGAGCAGCGCCCGGTCATCCCGCTCGGCAACGACGCCGAGTTGCCAGCCGGAGATCCACAGCGCCCGCAGCTTGCCAGCGTAGATGCCGGAGACCGTCGCGGCTGGGGAGCGGCGCGGGGCGCGGGCATTCAGCTCGTCGATCAGACGGGCCGCGGCCGTGCGGCTCAACTCGGTGGTGGAGAAGACGCCGGCGCGCGAATCGAGCCACGCGCGATAGTCCTCATCTGTCATGCCGGCCTTGCGGCGGGCCGCTTGGAGCGCGCAGATCTGCGCGGGCGTCACGCGTTCGTTCGAAGGGGCGACTTTCGTCATGGCAATGGCCTCGCATTGAGGGCGACCTCGGCTGCGACGAGCTGGAGGGTCAGCTGCTCGAGTCGCGCCTGCAGGACGATCCGGCGGTGGCAATGGAGAGGGAGGCGGGCAACGCGCTGCCGCAGCTGCTCGCGCTCGAAGCGCATCTGTTCGATCTGCCGCAGCTCATCCCACACGAGCAACGGCGGCGGTGCGGAGGGGCGAGCGGCAGCGCGGGGCATCAGGCCGGCTCCCGGGGCGGATACGCCCGGTTCCAGGCCTCGTCGGCTCGCTGCTCGCATCGCTCGTAGGCGCGCCAATGCCGGGCCATCGCCTCGTTGGCTTTCACGTAAGCGGAGTCGGCGGCAAGGCGCGTGCGGGCAGATCGGGCCGTTGAACGCTTGTCATGCGCAGCGTTCCGCCGGTTGCCGGCCTCAACGTAGCGGTCGAACTCCTTACTCGCTCGCCGGCGGAATGCCTGGGATCGCGCCCACCAGAGATCGGCCTCCCTCACGAGCCAAGGATTGGCCTCGACCAGTATGTCGAAGAGGATGCTGCGCTCCTCCTGGTCGAGGTCGGCGAGCGTGATGGTGGCGGCACTCATGACCGTTCTCCCAATGTGCTCGGAACGGGCGAATCCGTTATGTTTTCGAGAGCTTCCGGGGAGAGGGCTGGATGGACATCGACTTCGATCAGGCTGTCGCGACGGTCTCGCGCACGGCTGATACCGTGACCAAACTTGCGCAAGCCGTTGGTTCCCTGCGCCAACTCTTGGTGCCGGCAGGCCGCAAGCAGGCCGTGCATGACGGCGCGGCGCTGGTGGAAACGGTCGATCTTGTGCTTCAGACGCAGCAGCTCGTTCTCGCGCTGCAGGGCGAGATAGCGGCGCTGGCACAACGTTGTCGTGAACTTGAAGGCGAGAATCGCCGCCTGACCGAGTTTCAGGCAAAGGAAGAGGACTACGAGCTTCGCGCGCTCGCGCCGCATTCCTATGCCTATGCCCGCAAGACGGCGGGAGGCAATTCCGAGGCCGGTCCCTACCTTTGTGCAAACTGCTTCCAACAAGCCAATAAGGCGTATCTGCAGCTTGCGAAGCGGCAGTTCGGCATGGATGAACTCGTGTGCCCGCGCTGCGGCGCCCGCACGCATGCCGCCAATGACCTCCGTGCGGACGTGATCACGATCCCCCGCGAAAGGGGAGGCCTCGACGACTGGTGAACGCCGGCGCGAGACCTCGGCGGGATCGGGGTTCATTTTTGACCTCCGGCGGCTTCATCGATCTGCCGGAGGATCTTGCGCCCTCTTTCGGTGATGGAAGCGGCGCCGCAGCATCCGCCATCGTCCCTCTTCGCGAGCCACTGGTTCTCCAGCGCCTCGATCGTCCTGTTGCGGATCACCGCGCCATCGGCCTCATAGCCGATGCGGTTGCGAAGGAGCCTGCGTCTGGCAAGCGCGCGCAGCGCAATGACCTGAGCATCGGAGAGGCGCGGCTCGCCATAGAGACAGCGGCGCTTGTCGAGACGTTCCTTCATGACTCACATCCCCAATGCCTGCATGTAGAGTTCGAGGATGGCTTCCTCTTCCTGCCGTTCCTCGGGCGAGCGCTTGCGCATGGCGATCAGCTTTCGGATGGCGGCAGCATCGAAGCCGCGGCCCTTGGCCTCGCCGTAGATCTCCTTGATGTCGCCGGCGATGGCGGCCCGCTCTTCCTCCAACCGCTCGATGCGCTCGATGAACTGCTTCAGCTCCTCAGCGGCCACGCCGCTGTCTGCAACGTCGCTGGTCACTCCGGTGCCTCCTGTTCGCTGATGAGTTGCTTGAGCCGGGCCTTGGCATCGCCGGACAGGTAGAACTCGCCGCCGCGCCGGTTGAGGATATCGAAGCCGAGTGCCTGCACGCGCGCCCGCATCCTTGAGATGAAGACGTCGATGATCTTCTCGTCCCGCTCGTCCTCGCCCTTGGCAGGGTCATGCGTGGCGACGAGGAGGCCGTAGCGATTGACCTGTTCGCGCCGGAGCAGCACCTCCAAGATGGCGGCCTCGGCCGGGGCGAACGACTGGCCCCCGATCCGTCGCGGAAAGGTCGGGGTCAGCCCGAGAAGGGCGCGCATGTGCGTGTCCTCTTCGCCCCGGCCGGCGAGGGCGGAGCGCTCCGGCGGCGGATCGCCCATCAGCTCGGCCGTCACCGTCTCGGCCGGGCGCCGCACCGGGGGCCGGGGCAGACGCGGCAGTTCCGCCGGCGCCAGCGGCTTCGGCGTCGCCGGGACAGGGGCGGACCGCAGGAACGCTTGCGGCATCTCCACGAGGATCTGCCTACCTATCGCATCGACGTAGAACTCCGGCTCCGCAGGCTCGCTGCCAGCAAACACCCCCGGTGGCAACGGGCAGCGAATTAGGCGCCTGTCGCCCCTGCCGGACGGGACCGCCTCATATGCCCCGCGATCGTCCGCCTTGACCCGTAGCAGTCCCTTCGCTGCCGCGAACTGGATCGCGAAGCGGCCACCGCCGATCTCGCTCTCCAGATCCGACGACATGTTGAGCTGCAGGCGTGGCGACTGGCGGTTCTTGCGGCCGAACAGCTTGACGGAGATGACGAGCGGCGCCGGCCCTGCAGGCCGCGCCGGCAAGACGTCGACGAAATCGGCGTCTGAGATGTCGCTGAAAATCGACATTGAAGCCTCCTTCACGCAGCGAGCTGGCGGGCGAGATCGAGCGCGGCTTCCGTCACGGTCAGGTGCCGGCCGGCTTTCTCCAGCGACTGGCGATGGCGCCGGGCATCGCGCCACGCCTCGCGCGCCGCCTCGGCGTCGTCGAAGACGAGCGCGGGATCGACGAGGCGCGGCATGCGGGCACCCTGGATGCGCACCTTGCAGCGCGTGCCGCCGCGGTAGTCGAGGCGCGCCATGAGCCCGGCCTGCCGGATGCCCATGGCCTGGATGACGAAGACCTTCTGCATCGCAGCCTCCGTCATGCTCTCGCGAGGTCGATGGTCACCGGCCGCCATTCCGCGTCGTGCCGGTCGCGCTCGTAGCAGCGCACATAGGTCTTGGAGCCGATGACCCGCATGGCGTCGCGGATCGCCTCCATGGCCCGCTGCCAACGCTCGTCCTCGATGTCGAGGCGCAGGAGCATGAAGATCTCGGCGCGGTTGATCTGGCCCGCCTTGTCCGTGTTGAAGGCGCGGGTGACGATGGCGCGGATCTCGGGTCGGCTGTCGGCCGACCACTCCATCAGGCACTCGTCGATCAGCTCCTTGGCGTGCTGGAGCTGCGGCCCGAAGTCGATGTTGTCCTGGACCTGCACCTGCACCTTCAAGAGGCCGTCGAAGGTGGTGAAGGTTTTGTTGCCCTTCGCCCCACCTTTGCTGGTGCCGTACTCCTGCGCGAGGATGGCTTCGAAGGCGCCGAGATCGTCGAAGGTGTGCTGCTTGAAGCGGCTGATCTGCGCCGACAGGGCCTTGGCATAGCCCATCACCTTGCGGACGGTCTCGTCCTCCAGCTTGTCGGCCGGCTTTATGGTGTCGACCGGCACGAGATTGCCCTTGGCGTCGGGCATGTAGATCTTGCCGTGCACCTCGACGGTGCCGGGCTCAAGGACCGCAGGCTCAGACATTGTGATCTCCGTTGGGAAGGGCGCGGGCGTTGTCGGCCGACGCGTGAGGGCATTTCCGGCAGGCGTGAAAGAGGCGCGCGCGCAGTGACGAGGTCGCGCGGAAGGGTTGCTTCTGCTCGTCGAGACAGCGGTCGCGGCCGATATCGCCGAGCACGGGGCACACGACGGTCGCCCCCATGAGCGCGCCGCGGACCACCTCCTCGACACGGGCGACGTTGCCGCGATAGGTGCCGGAGATGATGTTGCTGAGGACGGCCGGGCTGTAGTTGATGCGCTTGGCCGTCACGGCGCCCGATGTGCGCGTCATCTCCTGGGCGAGCACGAGCACCCAGTCCGGCAGTTCTTCGCCCCAGGTTGCGCGCGCCTTGGCGACGTAGTCGATGCCGGCGGCCATGCCGGGCAGAGGTCCGCGGTTCACGGCGTCACCTCCTTCGCCTCGGGCTGGCCGAGCACGGTGTTGCTGTTCGGATCGAAGACGAGGTGCGTGCGCAGGATGCGCGGCGGCTCGGCGCCGAGATTGCGCACGAAGTGGAACTCGGCCTCATGCCCGCGGCCGCCGCCCGCCTTGAGGCGCGCGAGCACGCCCACCTCGGCAAGGTGGCGGACGTACCGCTGCACGGTCGGCCGCGGGATGGCCCGTAGCTCGGTGCTGGCGGCTTCCTGCAACGCCGACACCGTGAAGCGCTTGAGCATCTTCATGGTGCGCCAGAGCGTTTCGGTGGCCGTCTCGGGAAAGGCGCTGCCGTCGCGGGCGAGCCGGGGCGCATCGCGCGAGGTGCGGGTGAGCCGGTAATGATAGCGGCCGTGGCGGATGCCGCGCACCGCCTCAACATGGTCGACCGCGAGATAGCCGGCCTTGACGAGGCGCTTCACATAGTCGGCGACGGTCGCCTCGTGGACATTCGTCTCGCCGACGATGTCGGCCAGGGTGAAGGTGCCTTGCTCGGCGGCGCGCTGGATGAGCTGCCAGAAGCCCGCATGGCCGCGCGGCACGCGAAGGTGCATGGCGACGTGTTCGACGAGAGGACGGCGCATTATGCGGCCCTCCCCAGGCGGCGGCTCTCCTCCAGCTCGCGGGCGAAGCGCACGACAATGCGCCGCGTGTTGCCGCGCTCGGCATCGACGATCTGCGCGAGGCGGGCGTCGTCGATGTCCAGCTCGGGGCAGTAGCTGCGGGCGAGCAGGCGGGCGTCCTCGACGTCGCAGGGCACGGCCTGGACGAACTCGAGCATGCGGTTGTGGACCCGCTCGAAGGCCTCCAGCTGGCCCGGCAGGGTCTCCTCGCCGATCAGGATGACCGGGGCGAGGCTCTTGTCGTGCAGCTCGCGCAGCAGGTCGACGAAGCGCTTCTGCGCGATGAAGTGCGCCTCGTCGACGATGAGCGGGCGCATCGGATCGGCCGCGAGCACCATGATGGCCTGCTCGACCATGTCGGCGATGGCGCCGCGCGGGCGCTGCCCCAGCTCGACCAGGATGGAGCGCAGGAGGCTCTTGGCGGTCGTGAACTGCCCCACCTCGACATAGGTGGCGCGGGTGACGTTGGCCCCGTAGGTGGCCGCCTTGGTCTTGCCGAGGCCGGAGCGCCCGAAGAAACAGGCCATGCCCGGCAGGTCCGGCGCGCGGTTGATCACGCGCTTGATCAGGCCGTTGAACGCGGCGACGTTCTTGAGGGGAGCCGGCTTCTTGACCGTTTGTGCGTCGACTGTCATGCTTTCCTCGGTTCGACTTTCGGCCCGGCCTTCGTGCCGGGCCTTCTTCTTGGGCTCACGCAAACAACCACTCGTCCCCGAAGTCCCGGTGGAGATCCTGGTGGGCGAGGTACTCGGCACTCGTCTGGTAGCGGCCGAGCCACAGCGCCTCGTCGGTCGAGACGCCCTGGCCGGCGGCAATCCGGCGCTCCAGTTCCACCGCGCGGCGGAAGCGGTGCTTCGGCTGCTCGGGGAAGGCTTTCACGGTGCTCTCAGGGGCCGGCACCGGAGCATCGGCCTCGGCCGCGGCGACCAGCTCGGCGTGGATGGCGGCATCGTCCGGCCGCAGCTCGACCGGGCGCGCGTGACGCGGCGTCATCGCCTCGATCGCCGCCTCGATCTGCGGCGTGGTGTGCTCGACGCGCGGCTTCGGCAGCTCGACCAGCTTGCCGGCGTCGCGGGCGGCCTGCCGCATGACGAGATCGGCAAGGCGCGGCCCCTTGGCGAGCTTCTTCACCTCGGCCTTCACGGGCGCCATGCGCTCGTCGATGATGCGCTTCTGCTCGGCCTTGACCGCGCGCACCGCGGCCGCCGGATCGATGCCGGCGAGGACGGGACAGGTCGCCTCGCCGAGGAATTCGTCGCCCTCGGGCGTGAACAGATATGCGCGGCCGAGGTCGGCGGGATCCATGCGCACGAGCACGCGGGTCTCGGGCATGAGATGCGGCACGAGATACCAGTTGTGATCGATGCGGATGCCCGACTTGCTGACGGTGCGTATGCCGTCACGGCCGGCGATCGGCATGAGCAGGATGTCGAGGGCGCGCTCGTCGACGGTGCGGATGGCCTCGCGCGACGCGCTGACCAGCTCGAAGGGCGTGCGCTTGCCGAGTCCGGCGTGCGGCTCGTGCATGTACATGGCCTCGACCCAGCGGTCGCATTCGCGCTGCAGGTCGGCGCCGGTCAGCGCTACGCAGAACGTCTCGGCCGGATCCTCGCCCAGGCGGGCGGCGAAGGCCTTGCGCTGCTCGATCTGCTTCCGGTCGGCCACGTCATGGCCGATGAAGCCTTCCAGCAGCGGCATGAGGCCGCGCTGCAGGGTGCCGATGGCGCGCTCGACGAAGGCCTTTTCCTCGGGCGTGAACGGCTGGGAATAGGACACGTCGATGCCGAGGTTCGCCATCAGCATCGTCGTCTGCCGGGCCGTGAAATCGCTGCCGTTGTCGGTCTTCACCCGATCCGGCGCGCCCCAGGCGAGGACGGTGCGCCGCATCAGGGCACAGACGGCGGCGGCGCGCGGCGTCCGGCTGACCGAGATCAGCAGGCGACGCGAATAGACGTCGATCGCGGCATAGATCGAGTGTCGCCCGTCCGAGCACAGCACGTCGGCCGGCGAGGCGTCGATCATCCAGAGCTGGTTGAGGCGCGTGACGTGCCGGTAGGAGTTGCGGCCCGATGCGCGATACTTCGACTTGAAGGCGTCCGGGTTGGTGAGGGCTGTCAGCTCGACCTTCAGCTCTTCCTTCCATCGGCCGATCGCCCACTGGATGGTGCGCAGAGGCGGCACGGGAACGCGGCGGATCTCGCCGTGCCGTGAAACGAGGTCGAGCCCGCCTTCAAACTGCGCTTCAAGCGCGCGCCGGAGGTGCTTCGCGGTGAGGTGCGGCTGCTTGACCAGGAGCGCCAGCAGGAAGGTCTTCACCTCGCCGCCGTTGGCCTGATCGAGAACGCCGCAGCCCTTCCGCGCTGCCGCCTTGTCGACGCCGAGGCGCTTGGTGCGCCCGTCGCGGCGGGCTGCCCGCCACCGAAACAGCGTCGAGGGCGTGATCGAGCGGACATGGCGCCGGATCCAGTCCGCGACTTCGATGCGGTCGGAATTGTAGAGGTCGCAGAAGTGCTGATCCGCGAGGCGCTTGGTGACGCCCGACTCGGCAATGTAGCGATCGAGGATCTGCAGAAGCGCTAGGCGCGCGTCCCGTGCTTCCGCTACCCGGCCGCACAGGTCCGAAGTCTCGGGCTCTGCCGGTGACGGCGAGGCCTGCAGGACAACAGGCACCTCGACGGCCTGAAGGTGGCGGCCGAGATAGGCGGCGCGGGCCTCGGCCGGCAGCGCTTCGAGCGGGTACTCACGCCCGCCGCCGCGGCCGATGCGGTCGCGGGAGGGCCAGCCTTCGCGGGCAGCCATTTTACGGACGCCACGTTCGGTTTCGGGCAGCGACGGGAGCTGCGCCTCGGCAAGTTCGCTCGCCGTCAGCCATTGTTTCACCGGGGAGATAGGAGCGTTCACCGGCGGGCCCTCCACTCCGCATCGGCGGCAGCGATTTGGCGCTCGAGTTCGTCCTTCAGCTCCTTGGCGCGCTCCCGTTTGAGCAGAGCTTCGTAGCGGCTGGGCACAGCAATGAGAGCAGCTGCATCGAGCAGGGCATTAAGAGGCCGCTCGTCGCCGGTGACGGACACAAGAGCAATGAGGCGCGTGGCCGAGATCTGATGCGTGCCGGCCTTGGCTTGGCTGGCATAGGCTTCCAGCATCGACACCGGGACATCCTCACCGAGAAATTCCGACATGCGCCGCGCAACGACCTCTCGGGAGAGGCCGCAGTCGCGCAGGCACTGCGACACGGCGCGCGACAGGCGGGCGGCAAGAGTGCCAGCCCGCACGACCTCCTCGCCGAACCGCGCCACGACAGGCGACGGCGCGAAGTCGCGGAAGAGGTCGAGCGTGTTGGTGTCGCGCTGCCGGGCCATGGTCACCCTCGCCCGAAAGGGGCCGGGCGGGCGGAACCCGCCCGGCCAAGGCTAGGGAGGAAACGCCCATAGAGGGCACGGGTTAGCCCCGCCACCGACCACTGACGCAGGTCGCGCGCTCCCCCTACACTCGACGCGTCACCAAACGAGTCGGGGAAAGACCGAATGTCGAATGCTGAAGAACGAACAAAACGTCTGTTGGAGCGCCGGGCCGCGGCGCTGGAAAAGGGCGTGCAATACGCCTTCTGGCGCCACCGCATCGCGGATGCGGTGGTCACCCTCGTCGAGCGTGACGGCGACGTTTCGCTAGACGCTCTGATGGCGGAATTGGCGGCCGCTGCGGAGCGCAGCGAGCCGGTAGTGGTCGACGGCGTCCAACTTGACCCTGCCGGGAAATCCTTAGCGGCCGCCATCGAGCATCTCCGCGAGGCGATCGCCGTGCACAAAGGCGAGTAGGAAAATGACTTCGTCGACCTGATCGGGCGGCAGGGTGTCGGCTAAGTCTCGCAGGATCTGGCGGGTGCCCCCACCGGCTCCTTCGTCGGCGAAGTCCACCAGCGACGTGCGGGCAGCGCTCGTCAGCTCGAAGCTGCCGGCCTGTTCGCGGCAAAAGCGTGCGAAGGCCGCGAGGCGGCGTCGGCGAGCACCGGCTGCAGTATGCCAGCCGCGAGGCACAGCAGCGTGTTGCAGGTCGCTCATTGGAAGCCCCGCACAAGGCGTACGAGCCGCTCGGCCTCATTGGCCCAAACCCACACGGCGCCAACGAACAGCGCGAGGCACACCAACTCGAAGGCGTCGCGGGCGAAGGCGCGCGTTGTAGGCAGAAAATGCCTGTCTGGCCGCTGGCGATTTTCAGACGGGGAACGCGTCATGCTGCCGCTCCCATGTCAGGACGCCCATGCACGTTTTGGCTGGTGGCGCCTGTGCGGCACGCGCTATCCTGCGTGCCGGATGATGGTGTCTCGTAGCGATCGGGCCAAAGGTCCGCCGGTTCGAGGCCGAGAAAGGCGGCGAGTGCCTTCTCACCGGCGAAATGCCGGCGGATGAGGGCCGAGCGACACGCGGAAGGATCGAGCTTTGCATCGGTCGCGATCTTCGTCAGCGTGCTCTTGCGCCGGTGCACCTCGGCCTTGATGGTGAACCTGTCCCAGCGTTTGCGGGCCATCTCATTCTCCGGATCGTCCGGCCCTGGCAGGGGCCGGTTTTTTCGGTCTTTCGGGTGCACGTTCGTGCTCCCGTTCGTGTGCACGGTGGAGACAAGATGTCGATTTTTGTCGTGATTCGCAACGATAAAAGTCGAGTTCCGGGTTGCCGGAGGTCGATTATCGACGGTGAATGCCGATTTATATCGTCATTCCAGGGGGTTGCTTGATGTCGGAACCGACTTTTGGCGGGTCCGGCGCGGTTCCGGGTTGGACGCCGGAATTCGGAACCCGCCTTCGAGCTATTTGCGATCAGATTGGGGGGCTTTCGAAGGCGTCGAAAATTGCCGGTGTGACGGCCGAGCAAATCGCCAAATGGCGTGATGGAGTGGCGCGCCCGCCGCTGTTCCCTGTCGCGTCACTCGCGGTCGCTGCAGGCGTGTCCTTGGATTGGATCGTGACCGGAGGTCGACAAGGGGACGGCCGCTCCGAAAGAGTGCCGGTCGAAAGTCGATCGACAATTCGTGCCGATATTCTCGGGGAGACCCTGGGAATTATCGAGGAATGGCTGGCGGTAAACAATCGCACACTAGAACCAAACAAAAAGTCGGAAATTGTATCAAAGCTTTATCAATTGATTATAGAGGAAATTGAGGCAGGGGAGAATCACATCGACAAGCGAACAGCACATAGATTTTTGCGACTTGTTGTCTGAGGCTCCCGCGTCATGACATCGAGGCAAACAATGAATACGTACGATGCCGAGAAAAAGGCCCGCATCTTCGAGACGCTAAGGCATGTATTGGATGAAGGGGGATTTGAGAGCCGGAAGTCCGACAATAGGCAGCCGCCTCGACGGACAAGGCGCCGAGCGCGAAATGCAAATCCGATAACATTGAATATCAGCGGCGACATGACGGGCAATTCGGTCTTCATTGTGGTCGGCAGCAACGTTTAGGAGGCTCGTGTGAGAAGGCTCGTGATAGTGGCCGCTTCGCTTGCGCTTGTGGGGAGCAGCGCGATGCCCGCGAAGGCTGTCGATCTTGAGCAGAAGCTCTTTGCGCAGTCCTTAGTGGATGCGGAGGAGATGATAGCCTTATCTATCGAAACGGCAGATTTTGAGACGCTTAAGGACTATGAGTTCCGATTGTCGCGCCAGCTCGGCCAAGTTCCGGTGTTTGATGGTCTTGGTTTAATGTGCGCGTTCGCTGCCCAGTCACTGCTTAATATCACGTTGGATATCAAGCTTCCGCCGGCGCGTGCCGTCAAAGCCTATGACGGCAACCGACGTGACTTCGTTGCCTACATGAAGGATTGTGCAAAATATACCGGTGTTCGGTTCAAGGTCCAGTTGCCGCGATCCCTTGCTCGCAGGTGATCTTGCGCCGTGCGGTTGGCGGCAGCGGACTCGCATCCGATATTGCGCCGCCAACTGCGCTCGCCGCACCGCCGATATGGCCCGCAACGCTATATTCAGCCGGCGGTTGCGCCCGTTCTATCCCGCTTAATCCCGGCTGGTCCCGGCTAGCACCTGTTCTTGCACTTCACA